TTTTCATTCTCAACAGATATCTGATTCATTTGATTGGCACAGGCGCAAAACAATTCTGGAATGGACTCACACCGATCCCTTACTACTGGCTTGTTCTCCACATGAGAACCCACGTTGAGGAAAGGACGAACCTGACAAGGTTAGAGCCGTTTTCGGATGTCCCAAACTCTTACTTATGGTAGAGTTAATGTTCATCTGGCCGCTTCAAGCGACTTACCTGAACACGGACGCCGGCAGAATGTTATGGGGACGAGAGATTATCCGAGGAGGATGGCGAAAGCTATTTTCTGAGGCTTACGAACATGGACCGCCCAACACTTTCCTTTCAGCCGACTGGAGTCAGTTTGACAACAGACTTCTTCATCAACTGATTCGAATTGTTCACAAAATCTGGCGATCTTACTTCGATTTCTCGATGTACGAACCGACTTCTTTCTACCCGAACTCAAGTCCTAAAAACTCTTCTAAACTAAGAAGATTATGGACCTGGATGACTGAATCGATTCTCAACACTCCAATTCTCCTACCCAACGGAAAATTGTACAGATGGCTATACAATGGATTTGGTTCTGGCTTCCAACAGACCCAGCTCCTAGACTCCTTCTGCAACGCGATCATGTTACTCACATGTTTATCAGCGCTTGGTGTTAATATCAACAGTCCAAGATTCTGGGCTCGCTTCCAAGGCGATGACTCAATCAGTGCGTTCTCTGAACGAATGCATGAAATCTACGGACCACACTTTCTTAACCAACTCGCAGCAGCAGCTCTATTCTACTTCAATGCTAAGCTCAGTCCCGACAAAACTTCATTCAGCAACAAGCTAACGAACGTCTCAGTCTTAAGTTACTTCAACCAGTACGGTCTACCCTACCGCACCGATGAGGACTTACTCAGACATTTGTTCTTTCCTGAAAAGTATCAAGACTTCGGAAGACTAGCCGCTTCAGCACTCGGAATGGCATATGCTAACTGTGGACACAGCAAGAGATTTCACGCTCTATGTGAATATATCTTCAACAAGTTAGTGCACGAAAAAGGTATTGAACCGCATTATTCAGCTCTAGACTGGATGATTCGCTCGAATCTGTTTCCAACCCTTGATGAACTCAAGACTACTGGATTCCCTTCAATTACACAGATCCAAGCAATGGTTTATACTCACCACCCCCG